TCACTCCATGATCCTACGCCAACCATCCGCCCAAAGCACCGACGAAATGCGGTTGCCTACCTTGATGACATCCTCCTCCGCGAGTTCGGGCCAGATGATATGAACGCATTCATGGACTACGGTATCAAGACGGTCTGCCGCTTTTTGGCGAGGGTCGATTTCTATATGAGGCACCTTGCCGAAGGTGACTTGACCCACGGCCTTGTGCTTGCCGAGCTTCTTCTCCGTCAGGCGGATGGTTTTCGGGAATTGCATATGCGAAAGTGAGGCACGGGGTAGAGTTTGTAGCCGGTGGTGATGACGAACTTGCGCCTTTCGACTAGGCCGAGCTTCACGGCCTCGCGGAGATGCTTGTTGGTTTGGCAGTTGGATTTGCCTGTTTCCTTGGCGATCTGGGCAACGGTCTTAAACCCTGGAGGAACCTCGTCGGCAGTTTTCTTGCCGGCGTTGGAGAGGATGGCAAGCCAGTCGTTTGCGGTTTTCAAAGGGGGCAGTCGCCATGTCTCGTTGGGGTTGCGTTGGGTTATGTGCAGCGATGATTGGTTTAGCTCCTCGCAGTATTCCCCCCATAGGAAGGCTTGCGTCCACGCGAGGGTGGCACGGCGTGTATTGGCATAGTCCATGCCGCCTCTCTGGGTAAGGGTGCCGATGTTGTAACCCGTCCCCCCTGTCATGGTGCGTGACGATTGGATGGAGACCTTATGGGTGTGTCCGAACGCTACCTTGGTTCGCTTGCCGTTGCAGTAGGTCTCCGCCATGTCGCGGCTTGCCATCTCATTGAAGATGCTGCCGTGCGTGAACCCGATGTCGGCAATATCTACCATCTGGAAAATGCCATCGTAGGGAACGAGACGGGCCTTGAGCTTTTGGCAAGTCTGCTCCATAGCCTCGACGATCTTGTGCGCTGCATAGGCAACAGGGGCTTGGGGGGATGACCTTGCCCGAAACGCTCTCACCTCATGGTTTCCGCAAAGCACGATTTGCGGTCGTAGCTCTCGGAGGTGTTGCAGGCCGGTATCAATATCGGGGATTAACGGCTCGGCCTCGGAGACTCCCTTGGCGCCACTCATGAGGGAAGTCAGGTCAACGAAATCGCCCAGGTGCAACGTGGTCGTCGGCTTAAATCGCTCTTTGAAGGTAAGGACGGCATTCCATGCTTCTTTATCGACGTAACGAGCATGACTGCACGACGCAGCCATCAGGCGCTTCCACTTGTGGGTGATGTTCGCCATCTAGTCGTTGCTTTGCTTGTGACGGTGACGGGGAGGGTGGGCGTCTGTGAGGTCTTTAATCATTCCTGCCGCTTCGTGTAAGCCCACCTCGTCGGTTGCCATGAGTTCGGAGACGGCGCGGATCGCCTTCAACCTTTTGCGGAGGTGGTGAAAGTACGAAACGAGGTCGAGGATTTCGTCTTCAAGCTGATCGGCGTACCACTCGGCACCCGCTGACCAGAATGCCGTCTTGTGTTCGGCTTGCCCCGAGTGGTACTTGGCGATTCCCTTTTGGGATGCGTCACCCCAGATGTCTTCTGCGTCTCGTTCTGGTGTCATTTTAAAAGTAGTAGTAGTCCTCGTCCTCGGTTGACTCGCGGGGGCGGCTTTTGGGCTTGAGTGTCTTCACGGCCTTGCGGATGGCATCACGATTCGCGATTGCGGTAGCGCCTACGACATTGGCGGCAGCACCACCGTCGATAGCCTCAAGGATCTCTTGCAGGCAGTTGCTTGCGGTCTCGTTGTTCATGCTACGATTGGCTTGCCGGTCTTTACCCGTTCGCGCATTTGAGCAAGCGTGAGGCCGGTCTTAAACTCAACGTGCGGTTCATCGACGAACTTCCAAGCACCTCCCCATTCCAGCGCAGGAAACTTGGCGACGATAGCCCCGATGTGATCGTAGAAGGGAGAGTCCTCTAGGTACTTTCCTCCTACGAATAACCCAAGGTCGATTGCGAGGCCGAAATTGTGTCGGCTTTCGCCACCTCTGGCCTTCGTAACTATCTTACCCGGCTTGGTGCGTCCCTGTGCGTACAGGGCATCCTGTTCCGCGTAGGTACGGGTTCCGCAGATGACGACACAATCCACACCCTTCTCTTGGAAGTGCTTTTTGGCCTCCAAGACAAAAGCCTCCATGACGGGGCGCACCTTGGGGAGGAGCGTATCGAGGTTCTTCTGGGAGCGAGCGTCAATCATTTGGAGACTCCTTTTACCTTTTCCCAACTGCGAAAGCCTCCAAGCCCCAAAAGCCCAAAAAGGACGGTGTTGAGCGCATCATGGTCGAGGGCAACGACCGGCGCCGGTTGCTTGGTGTAGAGGGTGTAAGCGAACGAGAAGAAGGGTTGAATGACGAACTGCCATGCAAAGGCCGTGGCACATACCCACCCCACGCAGGGGCGCCACCCAGAGACAAAGATGTTGGAACTTGCCGCCTCGACTTGGTTGATCTCGGTCTGCGCTTTGGCGGAATTGGCCTCAATCTCTAGCAGCTTCATCTGAAGCTCTGCCTGTAGCTTCGCTTGTGCATCCCGGTCTGGGATGAACTTGTTCACGATGCCTCCTATCGTCGTGACCATTTGGGGAATATCCCAAGTCATAAAAGTCTATTTATCGGTGTTAAGCCGGTGTTCGATTGCAATGATCTTCTCCCCTAACATCTCTATCTTTTGGGCCTTCTGCCCTGCAAAGAACAGACTCCCGAAAATCTGGACGACCAAAATGCCAATAACAGTTTGGATCAGGCGATGATTCCGATCAGCAACCAAGGCCCGCTCCTCAAGGACGGTCTCTATACGCTCAAGTTTAAGGCGTAAAACTGCTACATCATCTGCGCTCATTTAACATCGTCTACCTGACTGATGTTAAATAGGCAAGAGAAACCGCAATATAAATGATCGCACCCGTGATGCTATCGTCCTTGTAGCCTTTCTTGATAAGCTCGGTGCGAACCTCATTGTACGCAATTTGGGTGCGAACAACTCCAGGGTATTTGTCCTCGGAGAGCTTGAGAACCCGGCGCCTTGCGACAGGGTAGCACTTGACCAGTAGCCAGAGGTCGCGGAGGAGTTGCATCAGCTTTGGGCGAGTTGCTGGACGAGGGCCTTAATCTGCTCCTGCGCTTCCACGGGCAGGGTGGCTGCGAGGTCGAAGAGTGGCGCGGCCTCCTGCTTCACCCTCTCCAGTTCTTGCTGGGTGTAGCTGTCCAGTATCTCGTGGCACCTTGCGAGGAGGTAGTCTTCGGGCGTGATCTGCTCGGCACCCTCGACGGCGTTGAGTCGGGCGACGATGGCGGTCAGGCCGTTCAGTTTGGAGGGGTCAATCGTTAGTTGCATGGTCTTCGGAGGGGTCGGGAGTGATTACTTTGGCGAGAGTTTCGATTGCTTGCTGGATGGCGATGAATCCCTGTCGAGAGATGGCGTTGATGTTGCGAGGCTCCAGAGCTTCGCTAATGAGTTGCAGGGCTTCGGTTGGGGTCATGTTGTTCATTATGAGAGAAGTGCTGATTTAAGAGTTCCGCCGTCATTGGCCCATAGCCTCAATTCGCCGGTGGTCGTGTTTTTGATAACTCGGGTGCGGCCTGCGGTAACGTCCGTTGTTGTCGGGTTTGATGACAGAGAGGAGAAGACCCATTCCAACCCAACGTAAATGGTTGCAAAACTTGTTCCCCTGAACCTAGCCGAAAGGGTTCCTGCGGAATAGCAGTCAAAAGCACGACCCGTCCCCGTGCCGCCCGCCTCTGTGCCGATTTCGAGGGTGTTGCTGTTCCAGCGCATGAAGCCACGCTCGAAGTTTGTCAGCGTGCCGTCCGTGTAGTTATAGAGGCGGAATGTCTGTGGCACGGGCGAGGCGGCAGTCCCGCCATTTCTCAGGGCTAACGTGTTCGCCGCGTCTCGGGCGAGGATGGTGTCCGAAGAAGTCGTAACGGCGTCGCCAGAGCAAAATCCCAAAACTGCCGTGCTTCGTATTCTTACCCCTAAATTATCCAACCGACCATGCAACCCATTCACTTCAAACCTAGAAGATTGAAACACACCATCACCACGCAGGAAGAAACTTCCCGCACCATAGGAAATCGCACTCTGCGACGTTCCAGAAACGCTAGAGGATATTTGCCCCAGCTTATCGACCGTCAACCGACTCGTGCCGCCTGTCTGAAGTTCAAGCAGGCGACTCGATCCCGCACTCGCCGTGTCGGTGATGTTGAGCAGGATTCCCCTTGCGATGCCCGTGGTGTTCCAAGTTCCGCTGAGATCCAGCAGCGGGGTCGTGTTCGCGCCCGTGACGCTGTAGGAAGCAGTCAGGGCACTCGTGTTCGCGGCAGCGGTGATGGTCTGCGTTGCCGTGAAGGTGTTAGCACCAAGCGTCGCACCGCCACCTCCACCACCAGATCCGACCAGATCGAGCTTGCCCGTGATAGGGTTGAAAGCAAATGCCATGACTAGCTCTTGGTGACGCTGACGAGATCGCTGCCGCTATAGGCAAGCGTGAGTGTCGCAACCGTAGTGCCGCCACTCCCGCCCGTCTTGTAGACGACGCCGGTCAGGTTCCCCGATGTGTAGGAGAGGGAGATGTAGTCGTTCGGCGGAATCGCCATGCCTGCGATTGAGGCAGACGATGCCTTGATCAGCGCGGTGTCGGCAGCTTGAGTAGCTAAGATCCCATTAGTCGTGTCCTGCTTGTTCTCTATGTCCGAGAGGTCTGCCGTCAAATTCGCTTCCGTATCCACCATCAACCTTCCCGTGGTAGCGTCCACCAGCAAGGGTGCGGCAGGGCCGGTCTGCTCAACAGCAGGGAGGGCATCCCCGCTTGTCCAACGGACAGCGGGACGGGTCAGGTGTGGATTGAGGAAGTCGGACATGACTTACTTCTTTTTCTCGACGACAGGGGCTTCCTCGACGGGAGCTTCAACGGGTTTCTCGTTCTCGCTGAAGGTTTCGAGCGTGAGTTTGTCGGAAGTCTGGGGGTGAGTTTCGAGTGAGGGCATGGTCGTGTGGATTAGGGGTTGAGAATGCCAGGCCAGACTTCTTTAATCTCTGGCAGCGTGTCGGGGAGGGGGGTCTGCGTGATGTCGCGTAGCTCTTGCTTCTGGACGGCAATAGCGGATGCCTTTACGCTGTCCTCGACTTCGATAGCCTTCATGTAGTCAACGTCGAGCTTGGAGAGCTTCGGCTTCCGAGCCTCGCGGAACTTGTCCAAGTGGAGTGCCTTCGCCTTGTCGATATTGACCTCGGCTCCAGATTCCTCGGAGAACTCGTAGGCGTTGAAGTAGAAATCGTCGACTTCAAGGGAATCAACGATCTTGTAGGGAACTCCCTCTGGGACATCCTTGATGCAGTCTTCAATAGCACCACAAGGGATGATGACCGCGACTTGTCCGTTAGGCTGGGGGTAGGTGATGAATGGCATGAGATTAGTTTCCGAAGATGGTTACACAAAATGGAGAATCAACTCCTGCGAATGTATCAGCTCTTACTATATTTATTGCCACTTGGGTAGTGGTCGGAGTAAATGTTGCATTAATGCTTCCTATGCCAATGGTTCCAACAGATGTTACTCCAGCATAATAGTTTGCATCTACCATCGCAGTTGTGAATGAAATGGTATATGTTCCTGTAGCGTTTCTTGTAACTGAGCTTACATTAAAGCTTGAAAGGATTGTTCCTGTTGGCTGAAACTTTATCCACGCCTTTGCAATCTGCTTCTGCTCGTTGGTTCCTAGCTTTGCGGCGGTGACGGAGTTGTTGGGAACTGTGGCGGCAATGGTAGCGTTTGCAGACCCGTCAAATGAGGCCGTGCCGGTGACATCTCCAGAGAGGGAGATCGTTCTTGCCGTGGCGAGTCTCGTAGCTGTCGAGGCATTACCCATAACGGCTCCCGTTACAGGGCCAATAAACGAGGTTGCAGTCAGGTTGCCAGAGGCATCCCAGACCGGCCCACCAGTTGAGAGCTTACCGGGAGTGATGCCACCGGCCAGCATGGTATTGGTAATCGCGCCAGCGGCAATACCGCCAGCAGACTGCGAGACCCAAGCAGGGGTCGCGCCGGCAGATTCGGCTTGAAGCACATAGGGGGCGGCACCAGATGCGGTTGCGGTGCCAGGGAGGTTATTTGCAGTAGCCTCCTGCACAAGCATGGTCAGCTTATCCAACGCCTTCTCATGGGTCGCGGCAGGGAAGCGGTCGCCTGTCGTGTAGCTCGTCAACTGCGTCTTGGCGGTATTGCGAGTAATAATGACCGTGGATGTCGCAGGGATTGCAGAAGTCGTGACGATATTCCCCGTAGATCCTGCCCCGCCCGTGACCGTGTAGCCCGTGCCATTGACCAATGTCGTAGGCACTCCTCCCGTGTTGACCACTACAGAGAGATCAGTAGCGTCGAAGAACGGAAATGAGACGGGATATGCCGCAGAAGTAGAGGCATTTCCAGCGTAGGTTACTTGAGAAATCGTTGTCGAAACGGACATTGCCGCTACTACTAACTAAAGTTAGTTCGCTCGGCAAGAGGAATGTTAGTCGCCTGTAACTGCTTTCTTTGCGTTCTTACTAACTCCGAAGGCATCGTTGGCTAGATGGGACAGGGAAGCGGCGGCGGCAATGCTCTCGTTGAACAAGCCCCCCACGCTCAAGATCCCGTCGATGTCCTTGAAGGTCATCTCCCAATCGGCGTCTCCCTCCACATATTTCGGGATGTGCTTCATGGCCCGGATGAATCCCCCGAAGTTAATCAGGGAGCCGGTCTGGTGGTACTGGTTCACGGCATCATAGAATCCCGTGCTGATGGCGTCACCGAGGACAGGGATGCCCCTGACTTGGATGGAGTCAACTGCCGTGGAGGTCAGCATCCGCTTCAGCCCCCAATGCTTCTCGTCAAACCACTCGTCATCGTCGTCGTCCCTCGCGTCACTCCATGCGTTGCGGATGACATTGCCAAGGAGGGAGTTGAGGACAACCAAGGAAACCAATGTCCTGCCGATACGGGCGGGGTCTTGGACATTGATGGCATAGGCGGCAAGCCCCAGGTTCTTGCGTGACTCGGATGCAAAGGCCCAGAAGTTGCGGATAAGCCCCGTGGAGGTGTTTTCAATGACCGACCTTGCGCCCATGCGGGTAGGTTGAGCGAGCTTGTCCACGGCCCTTTCTGCGACACCCTTGGCGTATGCTTCAGGGGAGGGGATACCCATCTGCTTCGCCTGCTTGAGGTGGTAGTCGTAGGTGATGGCATAGGTGCCTGCGGTGAAGAGAGCATCGGCCCCGGAAATGAGGCGACCTAGCTTCTCGACGGCAGACTTCACGACATTCGGGCGATCCGACTTCAGCCCCTCGACCGCCTGCCTGACAATGGGGGGCATCTCGTTCAGCCGGCGCTGGATGTAGTCAGACTCAAATGCCGCCTTCCACCCCAGATTGCCAGAGAGGAGCTTGCTCATGCGGAGGATGTAGGCGCCGGTAGGCATCTCTGCGAGTGCCGCCCCTAGCTGCGTGGACTGAATGATGATGGTGCCGATCCTGCCGACAAGGGCGACCCGTGCCGCCCTGCCTCCAGCTTCCGAGATGTCTTTGGAGAGTCCAAGTTGTGCCTCTGCGCTACGGACTCCACCCTGCGAGAAGAGGTCTGTCCAGGTGTTGAGGACTGCCTTGGCCTCCTTACCTCCCTTGGCCTCAATCGCATTTTGGACATCGCGGTTGCGGAGGATGCCGTTGGCCTCTGCCATAAAGGGGGCGTAAGCCTTCCAATGCTCCATCTGCTTCGTATGGGCAATGTAGGTCTGGAGGACATCGTTGAACTTCGGCTCGGCAATCGCCTGCCCACGGGATCGAAGCGCACCGGGAGAGGTTCCCCTTGCCGCCATGACGCCTCCCGTTACGGGGTCGATAGCAGTTCCAGCGGGGGCATTCACGGGGGCAACCGTGACAGGGGAGTAGTTCGCTATCTTGGGAAGGTTGATCCCGTTGAGCGCCTTGTAGACTTTGTTGATGGAGTCGTATTCGGTGTCGTACTTCTTGAGGAGGAAGTCGCGGAGTGCCTTCGCCTCCTTGGAGAGATTGGCTTCCAGAAGGTCAACAAACTCCTGCGTGTAGTTCCATGCGGAGATGGGCTTCCCTCCATCGTCGAGCTTGCCGATCATGTGCCGCTTCCCATCCTCCTGCATCCAGAGCATCGTTGCGGCGACTGCCTCCATCTCGGAGAACTCTAGCTCACTCCAGCGTGTCCCCTCAAACGGCTTGAGAGACTTCTGCGCCATCTTCCAGCGGAGTTGTTCACCCTTGAGCTTGTCCTTGCCGGCAAGCCCCGCAAAGAACTTGGAAATCTCGTCCATCTTGGACTGCGTGGCATCCTCCTTCTGGGAGTTGGCGTTGCGCTCACCATTGGCTAGGCGGGTCGCAATATCGGATTTCTCGCCAAAGAGAACCGACACAAACTGATCGAAAGAGATGAGGTTGAAGTAACCCTTCTTGAACTTGCCCTTCCATCCATTCTCCTTCTTGTCGGCCTCCTGACGCTCGGACAGGACGCCCTCCTTGCCGGTCGCGGCGATGGCTTCCATGCGGTCGGCTTCCCGCTGCTCCTTCTCCTGCATCTTCTTGAGGATGAAGTTGTAGTAACCCTTGGCCCAAGTCTCCTTGAGCGTAGCGATGGCATGGGCCTTGGCGTTGGAATCCTTGTTCCTCCACCCCCCGACTAGACCGATCAAGTCGGCCTCGCGGATCAGGCGAGCCTCATCCGATGGGGATAGATCCTCGGAATCAATGCGTGAATCAATCGCGGCAAGGTGGGCGTTGATCTCCTCTGCACTCCACCTCTGCGCTTCCTTGACCTTGGCAAAGAGGTCTTGGATGTCGGCACCGATACCTTTGGGCTTTTCACCTGGCTTGTCCTTCTTGGGCTTGGCCCTCTCAAAGACCCTATAAAGCTCCTCGTCGTATTCCTTGGAGAGATACTTCTCCAACTGCTCGTCGATCATGCGGACACGATCACGGAAGAAATTGGCTAGGAAGGTGTCTCCCGTTCCGCCACGGGCGAGGACTCCGAATCCTCCGACCTTGCCACGAACCTCTGCAGGGAGTTGACGCAAGATGACCTCTAGCTCGGCAATGCCTTGGATGAGCTTTGCCCTTCTGATCTTTTCCGGGGCAGCGCCTCCCTCCTTGAGTGCGTCTAGGATGTCCTTATTCTCTGCAAGGACTGCCTTAAAGCGATCTTTAGCCCTCTCGTAAAGTGCCATGCGCCCCTCGGCAAACTGCGTGGTATCTGACACGGCCTTGTTGACACGATCAATCTGCTCTTGGGATTGGATGGAGAATAGGATCTCTGAAGGAACTTTGCTTTCAAACTCATACGACACCCCCTCGTTGTCATTACTTTCCCCTTTACCAATAGTTGTATCAAACAACCTTTCCCGTGATCTCCTTGCATCATAGGTCACAGAACCAGCATATAGAAAATCTATGCCATTCTTTTGAGCAACCTTGGCAATTTCTCGATACAACACTTCTCCGTATCCCTGTTTTTTGTATTCATCTCTAACTTGTATGTATCGAATTACGACTCGGTTGCCTGCTTTGTCTGGTCTAATAGAAGCATGACCAATTAGCTTTTTCTTTTTTGCGTCTGCAAAAATATCAATAGAACGATCATCTCCGCTAATAGCGGGAAAATACTTCGGCAACCTTGCCTTCATTGCGTCTAACTCTTCCTGCGTAGGGGTCTTTTCGCGGATGGAGAAGGAGGTTCCACCATCTACAGGGACATCCTCGACGCTGACGGGTTGCCCGTTCTTCTCGGTGATCTGAATGTGCTTGCCGTCAAAGATGACAAAGTTGTGAGTGCCTTCCTTGGAGTCGCGACTTCCCTGATCCAGATAGCGGATGCCTTTGATGCCGAGTGATGCCATTGCCTCTGATGCTTGGGCAATATCTGTCTTACCCTCCCTTTCACCAAAAGAGCCTGCAACAAGTTGGTAAATGGTTGCTCCCTGTGCGGTTGCTTCCTTTAGGTAGCTATCGGCAATTTCTGTTGCAGTGCGGTCTTTGATAATAGACTCCAACGCTTTTCTAACCTCTTCACTCTGCTCGCTCAACGGCTTATCCCAATCCAGAAGTTCGTGATCCTCTGCGTCAAGTTCAACGGTGTAGAGGTTGCCTTCGTCTCTCAAAGATAATTCTATTGTATTCTCAAGAGCATCAATGACTTGGATGTAATCGGAATCAGGGAAGTATTTATTGCCTCCGTCCTTTTCAAATTTCCGTGCGTTGTTGAGCTTTGCCAGCAAGGTTTCTTTGGTTTTGTAACCAGATGCAAAGTATTCGCTTGCATGGCCCCATATTAGATTTCCTGTTTTTGTGCGGTTTTCCATTGCGGAAACGCCATCCAAAATCAATGTGCCATTGGTAAGTCTTTCTTTGTAGTTTTGGGCAACATTGCGGTTTTGTGCAAAATAAAGCCCCCATCCGTAGACTTGTGCCCCTTCGCCGCTGCCGATCTTCTCTGTAGAGAATCGGTCAACCTCATGCGGGGTGCCGTGGTAGGCGCGAATCGCAAAGCTAGTCGGCCCGACAATCTTTGTGTCGCCCACCGTGCGGACATCTGCTCCTGCTTCGGGAGTGGCGCGGGAGTCTTGGAAGAGGTCTAGTTGCTGACCACCACCCTGTTCCCCCTCAATCCTGCTGACCTCTCGCTCAATCATGGTGGAGTCACTCAAGCCGATCTTGCCCATGAGGTAACGTTCAAACTCGGCATCAATCTTGCCCTCCGCAAATGCTTGATCTAGCAGCTTGGCTCGACGCATAAACTCCACAAACTCGGTGTAGAGTTTCTTGAGGAACGCCACAAAAGAGGAGGGGAGATTGGTCTGGTCAATCTTGTTACGGGCGAAGTCCTGGGCAATCTGTGCCATGCTCTCTCTGACCTCGGCATCGGTGCTGAACTTGTATCCTGCAACGCCGGCGGCAGTAGTCTGACTGACCCATTCACGAGCCTGCTCCTTGGTGATGCGGCCCTCGGCAATGTCGATGTCGAAGATATTGTGGGCAAGCTCCTCAAAGGCGTCCTGCGCGGTTGCCCCTTCGTTCAGCTTCACGAAAGCCTTATACTGCCCCTCGGCATAGGGAGTGACGCGACTCTCTCCTAGAACTCGCAGCTTGGCTAACTCGGTGGGATCGTTGCCGTGAGCCTCAATACTCGCCTTGATAGCCTCAACCAGCTTGGTGTCCCCCTTGGCCTCGGCATCCTTGAGCATCTGCTCCACGGTCACTTCACCTCCGAACTGCGCTTCAAAGTTCGGGAGCTTGTCCTTCCTCCAATCGGAGTCCAGCAAGTCGGCTACGACATTGGCCTGACTCTTGATCTCGGCCTCGCCTCGGTCTGCAATGATGGTGACTGCCTCATCCTCGCTTGCTACACGGGCGACTTCCTTGCCGGCAGGGTCACGAACGATCCATTCGTTACTGCCGTCTGCCTTGGTATTGACCTCAACGGTATCGCCGGCCTTCTGTGACCTAGCCTCGGCAATGGAGGCGGCAAGTTGCTCCTTGCCTGCGGTGATGTCCTGTTCGGTGCGCTTGCTCCACTCCTGCTGAATGCGGGCGTCCCGTTCCTCCGGGCTTTCCGCCTTGTTGATGTAGTCCCTCTGGGCAGGCCCGAAGCCTGCGATGGAGAGTTGCTTGTCTGCCAACTGCAAGGCGGGGTTTTTCAAGTCACGATAGGTGCCAATACCTCCACCGATGAGGGCGAGGGGAAGCACGGCAAAGAAGGTCTCGGCCCTGCTCCCGACATAATCCTTCATCAGTTCCCCGAAATCCTTGTCAGGCATATCCTCGCGGAGTGCTGCCGCCATCGTCTCGGTGAGGGGTGCGATAAGATCCTGCGCCCCCTCCTGTAAGTTCTGCTCAAGTATCTCGACGCCAACCGTGGTTAGCACCCTGCGGATGCCATTGTTCTTGATGCCATTCAGTAGACCACCAAAGACGGGGAGCTTTCCGTTGATCGCGCCCAACTGGAGGCGATCCAAGGCGGCATTGCCGGCACCCTCCACAAGAGAAAGCCCCTTGGCAAAGCTAGGATCAATGTCGGGGTTCTCAAGCATGATGCGGTCATACTCTTGCGCCTGGTATGCAAGCATCCCTATTGCGGGGTTGATCGCTACGGGAACCATGATCCCTAGTGAGCCGGCAAGCCCGTAGGCTCCACGCTCAATCGCGGAGTCTTCAAAGACCGGCCTGATCGGATCAACGCTGCTCTTGGCTGCGTTGCGTAGCTCGCGGATGACGCCGAAGGTTTTGAGTCCACCTTCTGCCTGCGCCTTGAGGGTTGCCACCTCTTCGGGAGTGGCCTCCCGTCCCGTCAGGTCAATGTTGACGGCGGAACCGACTGCACCCTGCGAGGGGCGGTAGACATCGTTGAGGGTGGGGGTTCCCTCCGATTTCCGTAGCCAGACCTTGCCCGTGGCGAGGGTGTCGCGCATCTCGCGGAAGGCATCCTCTTGTAATTGCAAGGTTCCCTGCGGAATGAAGTCAAAACCACGGGAGAAGGACTGACCCATGTTGATCGCAAACTGCTCAATCCCTGCCCTGTCAATGTGACCCGCCTCGGCAGCAAGTCCGATGTAGGAGTAGACTTTCTGCCTCTCCTCCGGGGTCGAGGAGGATAGACGCTCGGCAACTTGGGCGATGCGCTCGTCATCGGCCTTCCCCTGCGTGAAATCCATGAGGGCGGAGAATGTTTCAGCACCCCTGCCTCGGATGCTTTCGATGTCCTTGAGGGTCTGGTTGTAGACTCGGTTAGCCTGTGCGTGGAAGCCGGCATCACCTCCGATGAGGTCTTTGTGCTGCTCCTCCCATTGCTTCACATACTCGGTGGGAAGCCCGACCAATGCCCTGTTCTTACCCATGCCGGTGTCTTGGAATGCCTTCAGAACGACATTGCCGTAGAGTTCGTTGAGTGCCGTGTCCTTGCCCTTCTCCTTGACGAAATACTCCGAGAGCATGGAACGATACTCACTCTCTGACCTGGGTGCCGGCTTGTTCAGCTTGACGGCAATCTGCGCCTTGTAGTCCCCGTACTGCGTGGCGTCCAACTCGTCCAGGGGCTTGCCCATGAGGGTGGCAGTTGCCCTCCAGTTCACCGTCATGTCGGTGTAGAGCTTCGGGTCAATCAGGGCATTGGCCTGCGTCTGGATGCCTGCCATCTCCTTTGTCTGGCTTTTTGTGTCGGGGAGAATCTTGGATAAAAGATCAACTTCCTTCATCCTTTTGCGCTCATTTTCTAGGCGCTGCCTCTTGTTCTCCTCCTCATCCACGGCAATGCGGTCTGCCATCGAAGGTTGCTGAAGAGTCTGGTCAAGGGCGATCCTGTCAGCGAATACTGGTGCCTGCTCCGGGGGAGGGACAGGGGAGGTCAGAAACGAGGAGTCGTCCTGTGGGGCGGCAGGGGAGGAGGAAGTTAGGTCTTCTGGAGGCATGAAAGCCTAACTTACTAACATCATGCTAGATAAAGGCAATCCGAAAAGGGGGTTGACGCCACCCTGTTAGCGGGTCGATATTGGAACCATGAAGACTATGCTGACCTTGATTGCGATGCTTCTAGTTGGGAATGCGGTGGCGGGGGGGATGTCTAAAGTCAGTCTGGCAGATGCGCCAGTTTGCAACCCCACATTTGACATCCGCAAGTGTGACATTACCCCCGGTGCCGTCATTCCACCAAGCTCCCCTGCTCCTGTTTCTCAAGTCTCACCAGAGACCTATCAATCATCCAAGGTAGACTACTCCATCGTCACGCTTCCAAGCGGAGAAACGGCCTCGGTGCTGACCTTCAAGTAGGTTATCCCTTACTGCCGTCCTCGGTGTATTTCTCCACCTTGGCGACCCGTACCCCGTCAAGGGGTTGATTGCCGTCTGGTGAGTAGATGTCCACGCGACCCTTGAGGCGCTTGCTGGTGCGGTCATCGAACCGCTTCACCATCTTCTCTCCATTGGATAGGGTCACGACTACCTTGTCCCCGATCTTGGCGCCGGTGGACTTCTCTAGGTCGGGGGAGAGGGCGATGCTTTCACCTGGGGTCAGTTGGTTATCTTCGGCTCCGATCCCACGGGCAGAATTGGAATCATAGTCCTTCTCTCCCGGCTTTTCGTATCCGTACTTGGTGATCTTGCCGGCGGGGGAAACTGGTTCGTCCTTCTTCCTGCTCTTGAGGAAATCAAACCACCCCTTCTGATTACCGATCTCTCCTGCGGCCTGCTTTGCGCGACCGGCGGCAGTAGCCTCTTCAATCACCTTGTCGGCCTCTGCACGGGTCTTTGCCCCAGAGTTGCGTAGGGTGAGTTCCACATCCTCCATCTGCTTTAGGATCTCGATGTTTTGCTTCGCAAGTTTGCCTGTTGAGTCTTCTTTTAGTGCGGCATCGGGATTGAATGTTCCGAAGACTCCACCATCACGGGCAATTTTGAGTCTCTGCGTCCCGTATTGGATCAGTTCGCTCTCTGGCTTGAGCTTGCCTCCATTGGATGCCATCTCGTTAATCTTTGAATCAAGCGCCTTTCCAATGGCATCCCTGTAAATAGATGGGACATTCTCATTAATGTATTTGCGAACATCCATTGCCTCTGTAGCGGGATTGTCGGTCTGTGGGAATACTTTGACCTTTGACATTGCTTCCTTGGAAAAAGAATCCCCTGCCGGCGTATAGATGTAACGGTCGGCAATCGACTCTTTTAGAGCCTGCTTGTATTTGTCGTCTTTGATACTTGAGAAGCGTTGGTCTTTCTCAAGATCCACGGCAGATTTGATATTGCCTGCAGATATGTCAGAGGAAATGTCCCCATAGTTCCTGTCCTGTTGAACCTCAAAAACCTTCTCGGCCCTAGTGGACAATGACTTTAATTGGTCTTTGGACAGATTGGGATACTCTGGCAATATTGAATCTTTTTCATAGGCATCAAGGAGTCTTCGTTTGGTTCCTGCAGGATCGCGGACGATCTCCTCGTTAAGTTTGTTATATTGCTCCGATGTCTGAATTAGCGACTTCTGTGCCTCGTACTCCCTGCCCCCGATGCCGTTGCTGGCATGGAGTTCTTCCAGCTTCTTCATCGCGGCAGGGAAATTGTTTCCCTCAACCTGGAGATTGATGTCGGTCAGGGACTTTGCCGTGGAGTCGGCAATGTTCTTCTGGAATGCGGCGTGACTGATCTTGACCTGATCTTGAGAAGTCAGATTCAAGTATTCACCATATCGCTTCTGCTGAACCGATACAGGAAGCGCCTGCCATGCAGGATCGACGTTCTTGGCTCGGAAGTTGGCGTAGGAACTTGTCCATGTCGCGGGGTTGGATTGCGAAAGTGAATCATCCAACTCTGCCTTCTGAAGCGAGTAATTCGTAGAGAACTCGGCCCATGCCGCATTGTCGTTTAGATCCTGCTGCTTGTCGGCTAGGGTCTTTGCGGCCTTGTAGACGCCTTGCCCTGCCTCGGCAACGGATGCTCCCACTAGGCCGGCGGATCGCACGTTCTCTTCCGCTGCACCATAAGACCTAGCAACAGATTTGATCTCGTCTGAAAAATTGGCCCTTGGAATGGTCAAGTCATTGGTCTGCGGCCTCGACATCGAGGCGAGGTCGGGAGCATTTGGGATCTGGGAAAGGGGTATCTGTGCCATAGGTTATTGTTGGGCAGACATCACATACATTCCTTTACTGGGGTCATTGTAGTATGTTTGACCTCCAACATTCTGAACGGGCTTAAAGTTTCCCGTGGTGCTTGGCTTCATAAATCCACCGGCGGCGCTCAAGAGGCTTCCCGTGGCGCTGATATATCCTGCCGTTGCCGTGTTGTTCGCGGCGGTCATGGCGTTGTTGTAGGCAACATCTGCCATCGGCCCTGACTGCCAATCGGCAATCTCTGCTCCGTACTGGTATTGCTTGGCAAGCTCTGCCTGCACCTGACTCTGGTAGGTGGAAAGCGTCCCCTTCCAGTCGGTGTCCAAGGCGGAGAGGTTAGTCTTGTAAGCTGAATCCATCCGAGCAAGTTGCGCCATGCCTGCATTGTGGGCCTCGACCATGAGGGGTGAGCCGGTATCAGCGGCAATCCCGCTTGCTCCATATGCTGCCTCAACCTGGCTAGCCATTGCCTCTTCCTGCTGGTAGGATCGGTTGATCTGCTCAAACCCCTGCCTCTCCTGCGAACGAGCGAACTGGTGGAGGATCTTGGCATTGTTGGCGCTTTGCTGACTCTGCGCCATTGCCGTCTTGTAGTTGAGTTCGTTCTGGTATCGGGCAATCTGACCCTGTGCTTGGGCGCTTGCACGACCGAGAGCGGCATTACGCTTCTGCGCCTCACTAGAGGAGTAGGCGGAATAGGCGGTGCCGGCTGCACCGATCACGGCCCCCGATACTGCGACGATGGCAAAGCTCATTTTAGAACCCCCTTACTCTCAAAGCAAAGATGACGGAACCCTTCTGGCAACTGGTCATTCTCTGAAGTGGTAATCTTTTCGGCAATATCATCCGGGTCGGTCTTGTCAGTCGCATGGAATGTAGTCCATACGCAATCCTCATGAGTCATGAGTACCCTCCTTGTGCCGGCCTTGGTGATGCCGATGTGACCGGCGAAAAGCCTCTCGCATTTTCCCTGCTCGTCGTAGACATCAACGACTCCACGCTGAACCACAAAGGGATGCTCTGTGAGGTGCGTCCTGCTCGTAACCACCGTGCCGGCAGGCATATGGATGGTGCGGATATACATCCCCGGAGTGAACCGATGCTCCAAGGGCAAGTTGATCTGTGGTTGCGAGGCGCAAAACGCCTCCACCACATTCATCTTCTCCCTAGTGCCTAGGATGTTATTAAGTTCCATTTAAGAGTGATTTCGTATGCGAATTAAAGAGAAAAAGCAAGTAAGTTAGTTCTGCGTGGCCTCGCTCACCTCAAAGTTGACCACCAAGGCGGCAACGGTGAAGGGGACGGGTTGGGTCTGCCTAACATAGAGATCCACTCCATCGGCCCAATTCGAGGAAGCGTATGCCCTCTCGTATCCATTGAGTACGGGGGGCGAGGCGTCCATGTTGTCGGTCAAGACTCGGCTCACCAGAGGGAACCAGTTCACTCCATCGGTGGAGAGTTCCCCTCCTGTGCTTTGGTAGACCTTGAGGTTGATGCGCGGAATCCTCATGCGCCGGCCTTGGCTTGTGCCGTCCTGCAAATTGGTATCGACTCGCTGCGGAACCAGGGTCGAGGTGAAGGGGAGTCCGACCAGAACCCGTGAGGCAGGGATCTGCAAGGTGATCTGCCCCCCGACTACGGTAGGCTGCGAGACGATCAGAGACCCCACGGCGTTGTCTGCCCATACGGAGACTGCCTTGCCCTCTAGGTGAGAAAGGCCCGTGATGGTGGCAGTAGGGGAACCGAATGTCCGAAGCACCCCGGAGTCCACATACCACCAGTTTGATTTGTCTGCGGTGTCCAAGGCATCACGGAGACCGAGCTTGAGCCTTTCGACGTAACGCACGGTTTGGTTGTTTATCGTGCGCCTGACTAGTAACCAGACTTCATCCTCGGCATTGGTGCCATTGATCGTGGCGACACTCTCCACCACTCCATCGGTAATGTGACGGGCGAATCCGACGACTTGCTGCTCTCGCTCATAGGTCATGGAGACAAGCTGACCATCTCCTCTCACAAACCAGAGGATCGCGTCAGGCACTCTCTGGTAGGCATTCTCAACGATGCCGGTACGGGTCGTATGCTCGGCAAGGGCGGTGATGTCGTTGGATACCCAAGACTCACTTGACCATGTGTAGATGAGTTCCCTGATCTTGCGGTTCATCCGCTGGATGTAGAGAACCGTGTCGTTGATGATCTGCGCCCCAAGGGGTGATGACCCGTAGTGGGACTGCTGGCGCACGTTGACATTGGTCGGGGTGATCGGGCGGGTCTGGTCACTCGCCTGCATACTCCACTCGTCCAAGGTCGTTCCGATCAGGAGGGCGCTCTTGGAAACAAGCCATTGGATCTGACCTCCCGTGGTGGAGGCCAAGGTGAAGAACCAACTATCGGCGTCATAGGCACCCTGTCTAAAGTTCTGGAAGTCGTTGCTGTAGCTACCCCAGAGCGAGGAGGGGTTGCTTCCTGTGCCGGCGTAGATGATGCGGCTATCGTGGAGGGCGACTGCGGCAGGGTAGCCTTGGACTGCGGAGAAGGCTCCCTCCCTCCATTGCGAAGTTGCGCCGGTGCCTCCAAGGGGGTTTAGAACCCGTGCCGTGACCGATGTTGCGCTAGTAAATCCCGTGATCCTGACCAATCCCCGGAGGGTCGGGTCAAGGGGGGTGAGCATGACACGGGGTGCGCTGCTTCCCGACACAAACCCACTGACCTTCAGTTGGAATTGGGTTTCAACAGTCTCCTCTCCGCTGGAGGTGGCGTTGTAGTCGCCATTGCTCTTGTAGGTGCGGATGGTCTTGAATGTTGTTCCTCCATCGGTGGACGCTTGCAAGTCCACTTGGGCATTCCATGTCCCGAAGGTCTGGAGACTCCACTTTCCCAGGACGGTAATTCTTCCGCTAGTGGCATTGGCGGAAGTGATGTCCTGACTGATGAAGGTGACGGGGTTGGGGTGTGCTAGTTCAAAGTAGCTCCCGACATGACCGGCTAGGAAGGTTCCCGTGGATGCGCTCAGGGTGATTGCCGTTCCCGTAGTCGCAGAAGGCGTGAGCGTCGTCGTCGTGACGTTCTGGTCGAGCATCGGCGCCCAATTATTCTTGATGGAGGGATCTCCAAAAGGAACCTCGCCAATCTGCCAAGAAGTATCTGACAGACGGCGGAGACGCTGCGGCGGGTAGGAGGGATGGGAAAGATAGACAAGGTTGTTGATCTGGACGACTTGGACGGCCCGGAGGTCTGCCTCTTGGTAAGGGTGGACGGGAGTCAGGCCGGTTAAGGCATTGAGGTAATCAACTTGGACTGCCTCGACGGGGGTTCCGCTATTGGTAATGAGCGCCCCGTTCTTCCAAAAGCGGATGTAGCCCACACCTAATTCCATGACGATGTGGTTGGTGTCGGAGATGTCGAGACCGATCAGGCGGCAACGGGTAGCCGATGTCTTTGCCGATCCAAGGTACTCTGTCCCTGCGCGACGATTCGCCGGCCCGTAGGGGGTGATAACGAAGTTCTCAAGCGTCTTGCAGGAGTTGCGGTACTTCTCAAGGTTCGTCCTCGCCTCAAGGTAGGGGCTGAACTCGCCAGCGTTAAACGATGAAATTAACTGACTAATCATCAGTAGATGCCGTTGTAGCGTGACTGAACGAGGTCGGAGTTAAGCCACATCGGTTTGCGGCGGGGGTAGGAGTCCTGTGCGTCGATCCTCCGGGCTTCCCCAAGCATCTGCTTCAAGTCCTGCTCAAGGCGCTGCTTGATGTCCATAGACCCTCCGAGGGGCTTGGCGAGCTTCGCGGCAATGGCAAGTGCAAGAAGCTCCACGAACATCGGGTCGAATAAATTCGGGTCAACGGCACTCTTGACGTAGGTGATGGAGGCGCTGCCCTCATCGGTCATCAGCTTGTCACCGATGATGTCGAAGTTGCAGTAAGGCTCGTTGGCTTGAAAAGCGTTGAGCGTCAGGATACGGGCAAAATCAGAGGGAAGCTGGTAGGAGTAATCCCAATCAAAGGGGGGAGGCGTGGAAAGTTGGGCAAGCTGGGTCATGCCCACGGCCCAATTCCAATCGTGCATCCGCAGTAGAGAGGCAAGCGTCGGTGCGTAGTGCAGCTTGCAGAACCGAGCTTCAATGCTCGGATCATCCAACGACATGATCATCTGATCGCCGATTTTTGAGAGGGCAAGGTTGCAGATGGTCGTGGAATCCATAGTTTTTCGAGTTGTAAAAGAAAGGGGTGGGACGCCTCGCTGGACGCCCCACCCCCGACTTGTGATTACTTACTTGGTGGTGTCGGCCAGGATGCTCACGACACCGCTCTCAAGGAGGCGGGTCGCACCGAGAACCGCTGTGCTGCGGATCTGGAGGGCATGGGACTGGGTGGGCAGAACGTCCATGTAGGACCGCTTGCCGCCGTCCACGACGACCGCCGCATTCTTGTGGTAGGCCACGCAACCACGGATGTTGGCGGACGGGAAGTTCAGCTGCTCGGAACGAACAACCTTGAACCCAAGGAACTGATCGACATCTCCGTCCACAAGGGCCCGGACGCTGTTGAACAGATTGCTGGTCACCTCGGTGGTGCCGAGAAGATCGCTGATCTCCTTGGCGCTCACGATGAGAACGCGATCCTCTGCGGGGGCTTCGTTCGCATCAAGGATGCGCTTGGCCTCGCGGAGCTTGCCGATGGTGAGACCGCTGTTGGTAGCGGTTCCGCCGGCAGGGACGTAGTTCACAGCAACCGACTGGCCTGCGGGGAGGGCAACGGTGGTTGTGGTGTTGTTCAGACCAAAACCAGCGGAGGTGTTGGCTGTGTTGGTGATCGTCGCGGATGCGGTGAGGGCATCGATGAGGATCTTGTCAACCAGACGCCCGTAAGCTGCGGCCTGCGACTGCATACACTCCGAGGTGGGCAGGACAACGCTTCCGAGGAAGAGGTTGTCGAACTCGCTGAAGCGATTGGCGATGTCGTAGGGAGTCGGATACGCCCAACGGGTCGGCAGATCGCTGTTGGCGGTCGGCGTCGAAGCGTTACGGGTCGTGACCTGGGACATGGAGGTGAGTCCATACTGGTTGAAGCGGACGGCGGCACCAGAGGCGCTGACGAACTTGGTCTTCTCCTTGAGGCGGGACTCCATCTGCTGAAGGAGGTGCTGCCAGTTGGTCTCGTACTGGATAACGTAGTGATCGGGGATCTGAAGCATAATGTTAGGGTGTTAGGGGTTGTGTAGGATACTGACTAAACCGAACAAGAGGTTGCCCCTTACGGGATCACTTAACTTCGGGGATGACCAACCTACACAGATCCACACCTAGCAATTGCTAGAGGGGTTGCCTCTCGGTTTGTCTATTTCAAGCAACTAACATCACCCACCTAACCCGTCAACGATAATTCGCACAAAAAGATTGCGGTTTCTGAAATGATTTGTAGAGTCCGATGTCAGTCGGATGATCTAAAGGGGGCAAGATCCCTCCCAATGGAGGGTATGGGGGTTCAAATCCCCCTCCGACTTACACATTTGCCGTCTGCCAATCTTTAACAACTCTGTTAGCTATTAAAGATACCGATGCGTTTCTTTAACAAGTAAGGTTTCCTTTAGCGGAAATTAAGGCCGGTAACGGTAGCTATAGCTGACATCCCAATCGGGTGTTATGCGGTGAATAATCGGGCTATTCTCCGCAAAAGCAAAACCCCCACCAGTTTCCCGGTGAGGGCTTGTGCATGAACCACCAAGCTAAAGGTTAAAAGGGAATGCCGTCCGTATCATCCTCTTGATACTGCTTCTGGTAGCCGTTGGCCTTGGCCTTGTTATGAGCCACCAGAGCAGGGGATGGAGGATAGTCGTCGCGCCTTGGGGAGTTCGCATAGCTTCCTCCTGCCGGCTTGTCGGTGATGGAGATAGTCAGCATATCCTTTCCCGACTTGGACATCTTCTCCCATGCGGCAACCTGGTACTCGACGCCTCTGAGGGTCATCTTGCCCGACCACTTGGGGGCTTTCGGGTTCTCGCTCCCCTTGAGGAAGAGGACGCCCTTGCGTTCGTTGTCGTATTGGTTATCCATTTTTCAGAAGGTCAGAGACCAGATCAGCGGTTGTCTTGTCCCCAGAGGCATACTTGCCATGCAGGGGGTTGGAGGGGTTGGTCATGATGTCCATCGCACGGGCCTTGCCTGCCATCATGGTTCCTGCGGTATCGCTGTTCACGATCTTGTCATCAGACATCATCCGGGCGAGTCGGTTGAAGGCGAGGACGACCGAAGGGTCAGAGAACCCCTTGGAGTTGACATCGACGCCGGCGACTTGTGCGGCTCGACGGGCAACCGATAGCTCCACATCGTACTTGTCGCCCCACGCTTCAGCCAGGGTCTTGCGACCGGCTTCGATCTCGGCTTTCTGCTGGGAAGCTGCGGCTTCGGCCTTCTGCGACTCAAGGGCGGCATAGCGCCCCATGAGGGCATCCATCTGCTTCGGGGTGATTCCGTTCTGATGGGCAAGGGCATTGAACTCTTTCGCCACATTGTCATCCCACTCATAGCCGGCAGGGAGATCCTTCGGGCGGAGTTGGTACGCTTCGGGTGACTCTGGCACTCCGAGCTTACGGAGGAATGCGGCTTTCTCTTCGGGAGAAGCCTTGTCGTCAGGGATCAGGATGGCATCGGCCTTCTTGCCGAGCATCTTCTGCTGCGAAACAAGGGTCTTGAGCGCCCCGTCGATGTCCTTGAACTGACCGAGGATCTGCTTGTGTTCGGATAGTTCCTTCGGAAGGCGGTCAAGCCAACCTTCGGAAAACTCTCCCTTGTCATTGACCCAAGGCGAGTTGGAGGCCGGCGCCTCTGGTGCAGGGGTCGAGAGGAGGTTATCCCCAATGGGCGAGGGGGTGCTAGGGGGAGGGGTGTTAGCCTGCTGACTTAAGAGGGCGTTTCCGTCCACGGGGTCTGCGGCAATGGCGTCAGATGTGATCATTTAGTCAATTTGATGGGTTGTTGGGTATTCGGTCGGGATGCGTTCGGAATATCGTGCGATGAACTCCTCGCGGGAGTGCGTCTTCTTGAACCAGAGGATGTAGTCGGGGGTGAGGTCTCCCATGAGGGGGGACTGCTCTGGTTCGGGGAGGTTGTTAGTCTCGCTTGGTGTCGGGTTTTTTTGTGGTCTCGCCATTGTTGTGTTTGATTGCAATCGCCTTCATATGAAGCAGGACGCTTCTCTGCCCGTCCCTGATTGCGGCTCGGAGTGGGCAAAAGTCTCCCTTGGAATCGGGAAGGAATGCCTGGGCATTGATGCCAAAGGCTTTCTCTAGGTCGGAGATGACCAGTTTGCCGGGGTCGGTCTCAAAATACCCGTAGGCTGCGGCAATGCGTTGGATTTCTAGGTCTCTGTCAGTAAGTGTCGGCATGGTCGGAATGGTCGGGGTGTCGTTACATCATGGAAGCCATCTGGGACTGGACGCCTTGCACCATTGCGGAATCTCCCTTGATGCCTCCCACCTTGGCGGCAACTTCGGCGGCGTGTTGTTGCGCCTGCATCTCCTGCATCTGCTGTTGGGCCTGCACCCTCTGCTGACGCATTTGGGCGACTTGTTCCTGTGGTCGGAGGTATTCGCTATCCATGCCAGAGGCCAAGGCGCTTTCCCTGACCATCTTATCGGTGTCGAAGTTGTCGAACACGGACGGGTCTTGGGTCACAGAGGCAAGTGCCGCTGCCCTCTGGACGGTCGCATCGGTCGCGCCCTGCTCCATGTTCTTCACGGCAAGGGCGATCCTGCTGTTGAAGTTGACCTTCGGTTCGGGAATAAAGAGTTCCCCCGTTGGCGACTGCTGAATAAGCGCCTCTGGGGGTGGGGGGAATGCACCGTTCCTTGCCAAGATGCCGTAGACCCTCTGAAGGAGAGGGGTCAGGAGTTCGGTCGTGAGACGGGAGAAAGTGGGCGAGAATTGCGCCAGACGCTCGGCATTCCGGGCGTTGACCTCCGTTGCTGTCATGCGATTCGGTGCCGCTGACTCCTCGGCGCTAAACATCTGGAAGAGGGGAACCGAGAAGGCTTCCTTGATGTCGTTCTGCTTCTGCGCGACACGCTCAAGGCCGATGTCATAGCGACCCTGCGTTGCCCATTCGATAGGACGGGCATTGGGATCTGCGGCGTTGAAGTAGGTCACTCCGCCGGCTCGGAGGTCGATGGAGGACTCCAGCGAATCGGGAGCGAGGATGCGTGGGAAGGCGGCAAGTTCCGCCAAGGCATCCATCTGCTTCTGGAGGAAGTTGAGTTGACGAAGGTCAGGCATGGCGACCCATGAGGGCGACCATCCATAGGCCGACTTTTGCCATTTGAGGTAGCGGGTAGCCATGAAGGGCAACTCGTCGTATCCCGACTCGCGGAGAACGTGCTTGGACTTCTCCTCGACGTAGCAGGAGGCAATGGGCTTGTTCGGCCCGTCATACTTTCCCTTGTTCCTTGCGCCCTCTTCACGGGGATAGACGCCGTGGATCACGTTCCACTTCTCGTCCATGCCCTTGCCGTTGGCATCGTTGTAGCACTTGCGAACGGCATCGGAGACGCTATCAATCCCGAACTGCTGAACCAACTGGCGGGTCGTCATCTCCAGCCGGCGGAACATGGTGTCCACATAGCCCTCGTAGTTCTCGGAGATGCAGAACGTCCCGACATCGACGTTGGTGAAGGTGATGGGCAGCTTCTCTCCGGGTTCCACGAAGAGGACTGCGGAACCAAAGCATCCACGGTCTAGGTAAAGCTCATGGATTGCCTGGTGGAAGTTGGAACGGGCAAGAGTCTCCATGACGATCTCCGTCACTTCGGCAAAGTATTCCTGCACCCCGTCCCCATCCTCGATCTCGGAGGGAGCATCAAAGGAACACCAACGGCTATCTGCCGGCGTGATATAGGACATACACCCTGCGGCAAGGACTTGGTTGGCGCGGACGCCCGTGGAATCGTAGAGACGGGCCTCACGTTCGCTGTTGGGGGTGATGGTCGTGCAGAGGATGTACGACTTGCGGGGCATCACAAGCTCCGCAATCTGCTGCCACATACTCATCCAATAGTTGCGATCTGCCTCCAGCTTCGACCAACGGGAGACGATCCCGGCAGCAAGCTCACTCTTGCTGTTCTCTTTTTTAGGAACAGTCAACTCGGCAACGGCATCGGATGTCTTCGCCATCGGTTAGGAACCAAGCAGGGAACCGCTACCCGTGGCGCTGTTGGAGGACTCGGCTTTCCCGTCCTTGAGGAGGGAAGCCCGGAATCCAAACCGACCGGCGTTGTTCTGCAAAGCGGACTGCTGCTGTGCGGCGACATCAGCGGAGGAAGCGGTCGGAGGTGGTGGCGGGGGTGGGGGAGGAGGAGGAGGAGGAGGGATGTTGATCTGCGGAGGAGCAGGAGGAGGCGGAGGATTCCCGCCCCCCTTGTGGAGCGCCAGAGAGGGCTTGTTATCGTACTTCTCCTTGGGGAACGGAATGCCGCCGGCAACTGCCATTTCGGGCGTGAGAGCCGAAACTAATTCATCGAAAAACGATTCAATCTTGGAAAGCATTAAGCGGAATTAACATCCGCGTACTAACTTGGCAAGAGGAATTATGCGAAGAATCGCTCGGTTCTTTTATGGATTTCTTCCCATGTGTAGAACTTTAGGCGATTTCTTTTCTCGAAACAGACAAAGGGAAGTCGGACATCTGCCGCTTCAAAGGCGAGTCTCATATTGCCGGCATGGAGGTAGACTAACCAGCAATCAGGGTTAGCGTGTTTGACCCAGGGATTCACGATGTCGGCATGAGGTGCGTCCCTCCTAACTTTGCGCCCCATGATGAAATACTGATCGGTAGAGTGAACGTGACCATTGAGCAAGTGAGCCTCTAGGTCTTCCTTGAATGACCTAGCGCAATGCTCCCGTTGATAGACTGCCGCCGCCTGTTCAGCGGGCGTCATCGTCACTCCCTATCGACCAAATCCCCAATCCATTTGCCCCTGGCAGTCGTTCCCCTGCTCTTGTCCACCTTCTCCCATTGCTCTCGCAACATGGAGATAGATTTTGTCTCGGACTTCCTTCCCGTGGCCTTGCGTCCTGATCCCTTGCGCTTGCCGCCATGAGTCTTCTTGGTTGCCATGCACGGCACTCTGCCATTGGGACTCGGAGGTTTCCAGCTTTTGTAGGTTCCGCGCCCGGACGAGACGCTGATTGAGCCTGTGAATGCTGATCTTCATCGGAATGTTTTCTGGTTGGGTTGCCAGAATATGCCGGCCATCTTGAAAAAGGAAACATTTTTTTCAAGTTCCTCGGAATCCCATGATGACATCCGGGCGACCCATCGGCCTCGGACGCCTTGCGATTGCTGTTCGGTCAACGACAAGCCCCGCCTTGATCGCCTGATGAGCTAGGGAAAAGGAGTCTGACCCGTGAGACGACCAATCGTGAACGGGGACATTCTTGATAGTGACTCCATCACGCTCTTCCTTGGAGTGGTATGCGTCGAGCGAGTCGATCCCGTCACGGCACCCTTCCTCGTTGAAGCTGATGCGAGGGAATGCGTCGAGGGCTAGGTTGATGCCGTCCCAGACAGACATCTGCCGTGGAACAGGGACAACATTGGCTAGACCTCCGAGCTTGAGAGATTCCTGCCATAGCCCCCCGTTCTCCTGTGCTGCGTCATGCGGGATGAAATGCGCCCCGTAGCGATACTGCTTCTGGGTAAGCCGGCCTGCCCAATCCGCCGGCGTCTTGCAGTCATCTCCTCCTGACAATGCCTCTAGGAAGTTGATGCGGTCTCCGACCATCTGCCATATCCAGCACCTCTGATTGAGTGGAGCGCCTACGTCAAAGGAGGTGTAGACGGGCGCCTCCTTGAACCAAAGGACATCATTGCTGATCCTGCGGTTGTTACGGGCCTCGGCAAGTGACTTGGAGTAGATCGCACCAGGGCGACCCACATCGAAGGAGCATTCATACTCCTGATCGTAGATATGAGCCGGCGTCCCTCGCTTGATGTCAGAGAGTTCCTTGCTGTCCAGGATACCTGACTCGCTTGCCTTGAGTTGCAGGGTGAACCATTCGGGGTTGCCCGTGGCTTCCTTCCAGAGTCTCCAGAAGGCATTGCGACCCTTGGGCGTCCCGATGAAGGTTGCCCACCCTTGGTAGTCGGATAAGCAGGGGCGGATGACGGCATACCATGCTTGGGGATCTATGTCGGCAAACTCGTCAATGATGACGCCATCAAGGTAGATGCCTCGGAGTCGTTCGTAGGCTTCCCCGGAGTAGAGGCGAATGGTTGCCTTGTTCGGAAGGGTGATCTGCAAGTCGGCCTCGTTGACTTTGACATCGGGGATCTGTGCCGTGAATTGCTTCAGATAGCCCCATGCGATGTCCTTGGTCTGGTCTCGGGTAGGTGCAAGGTAGGCATAGCGCAACGCCGGCCCCTCTCTGCGATGGGTCAGCGCCCTATGCAGAAGGTCTTGGATGCAGCCAAAGGTCTTGCCGCCTCGACGATGGACAACTAGGCAGGCCCAACGCTCCTTGCGCTCAAGGTAGCCTCGGAACTGATCCCGTGGTTCCAGTTCAACTATGATCTTGGGTCTTGCCACCGATGCGGACGATGATGTCCATTCCTCCGTTTAGTTCTACCTTGTCGGGTTCGTTCCATCCCTGGGCTTTTGCGACCATTTCCCCGTACTTGGCGGTAACAGGATGATCGGGTGCTAGTTCGATGTAGCGACTCCAAGCGGTTTTAAGGTACTCCTGACGCGATAGTTCTAGTTTCTCTTCTGCAATGGATCGCAGTTCCTCGACCCTTCCACTTACTTCCACTTTCTTGAGGATGTTGTGGGCGGATTTAGGATTGCCCTTGTAGCCGGCCTTTTTAGAGGCAACGGCTAGGGTTGATCCAGTAGCAAGTGCCTTTGCCAGTTTCTCTTGGCGAGGTTTGAGAGGCTTACCCATACTTGACGACGGTTCTATTTGCTTTCTTGAGGAAGACCTTGCCTGTGAGTGGGTTGTCTCGACGCTGGATAGAATCTATTCCTTCAGAGAAGGCTTTGAAGTTGTCTCGACGACCATCTCCTTTGCCTTGTGAACGTGGTTTACTAACTCCCATAATTGCGGTAATTTTACTGATGTTATTTTGTTAGCGTCAAGCAGAATGTTAGTTGGCTAATCATCTCTCGTAATCGCTGAAGGTTGTGGTTGGGCCATCAAACCAGAGGGTCTTAACCTCGTTGGCTACACCTGATCGGTTCTTGGCAACTAGGATCTCTGCGTCCTCTGATGCCTTCTCCTTCTTGCGGTGGAGCAGCATCACGATATCTGCGTCCTGTTCAATGGCACCTGACTCACGAAGGTCGGAGAGCATGGGCTTACCTCCCTTGCGCTTTTCGATCTCCCTGTTGAGTTGGGACAGGGCAATGACAGGGATGTTCAATTCCTTGGCGAGTTCCTTAAGACCTCCCGTGATTTCAGCGATCTCAAGATGCCGGTTCTGTTCTGATCTCTTCGTGGTTCCCTTCATGAGTTGGAGGTAATCAATGAAGAGGATGTCCAGTTTACCCTGCTTTTTGTAGATTCGCGCCTGGGATCGAAGGTCAGCAATGGAAACATTCTCCTTTTCGCTGATGATGATAGAATCGCTTAAAATGCCCGTAGATTGCATGATCTTGTTCATCGCCCCTCGTTCCGCAATTCCTGTTCTGATGATTTCTAGGGGCATCCTCGCTTCACCAAGGAGGATTCTGCGACCGACTTCCAATGCTGGCATCTCTAGGGTGAAGAGAACCGGCTTGTGACCGGCCTTGAGTGCCGAGACCGCCATGTTGGTAGCCAAGGCGCTTTTGCCTATGGAGGGACGGGCGGCGAGGATGACGAGTTGACCACCTCGGAACCCGTTGAAAACCTCGTCGAGTTTCTTGAACCCGGAGGTGATACCAAGGAGTTCCCCCTTGTTCCTGACGGCATACTCCAAGCTGTCAATGATCGGATTGGCTAGATCCTTCAAAGTCATGGAGTGCTTGGGTAGGTGGCGCTTGCCCTTGATGTCGGCCCAGATGGACTCGACCTCTGCCATGAGTTCTTCGACGGGTTGGTTGCCCAACCTCTTTGCCTCGACCAAGATTTGCTCTGCCGCATGGATGACCGCCCGTTTGGTTGCCTTGTCCTTGAGGATTTCGGCGTGTTCCTTGGCAATCAGGTGGGTGGGGCAGAAGTCGGTGATCTCGATGAGGGTGTTAAAGCCCCCGATGTCCTCCATCGTTTTGTCCTCGGACATCCTCTGCGCGACCGAAGCGGTTGCCGTGGAGGAACCCTTGGCGTTTAAGGCAAGGATGGTTTTCCAGATTACCGCATGGGATGGGTGAAAGAAGTGGGCTTCCGTAAGGTCGGTTAGCTCGTCCACGCAGGGGGCTTTCATGACTGCTCCCAGGACAATCTTTTCAGACTCAAGGGATGCCGGCATGGAGTTCATGGGGATTAGCTGCTGGGGTGGGGAAGTGAAGTTCATGGGTTAGCTCCTTGGGAATGCGGCCCACTCGTCCTGCTCCTCTGGAACCGACACCTCGTCATTCCAGCAACCGGCCTTGATCCACCTTTCGGGATCTTTCCATGCCGGGATGAACTCGCCTTCCGCAGGGTTTTCTCTCCATGCCTTCTGACGGGACAGGGATTGAAGGACTGATTCGATGTCTGGGGAAGCCTTCTTCCACTCCTTGATGGCATTGGCCTTGCCAACCTTTTTTGGGTATGCAGACCAGAATCGCTCAAACGACTCGCCCGATGGCGACCTTTTATCGTCTTCGTCTACGAATACGGATACGTCTCCGTCTAGGTGAGCATTTGATATCATATGCGTAGCATCTGCTATGCACGTGCTATGCAACTGCTCATCATATGCTGGGAACTTGCTGGTATTTGACCGCACTTGCTGCCGAAAATCCAAGATTTCCAAGTATCGCTTCCCGTCCTTTGCCGGGTACACCCTTACAAGAGCCGAGTTCACGCAGGCGGTGAGCCACTTCTCAATGTCCGAGTCGGATACTTTCTGCAACAATAGCGGGTAGCAAGCAGCCCGTAGCAATGCCGGTTTAGCGTAGTACCTTCCGTAGTCATCGACTACCGACATGATGCGCCGGTAGAATATCTCCTCCGCCCAGCCGAGTCTTTCAAACTTCTCGCTGGTAAGGATGCCTTCTCTGATAATCCTGTTTGGCATACTAGAGGACGGGGAGGATCTTGTTGATGTCCTGTTGAATGGACAGGATTGCCCTTTGGATGATCTCCATCTTATCTCTATCAGGGTCGTGCTTTAGGCTTTCCGCCGCCCTAGTCTGAAGCGCCTTCAATTCAAGGAGCTTAATCATATCGCCCCTAGTGATGGTTAATAAGTCATTCTTGTTCATATAATCAAAAAAAATCCCCGCCTCAATTCCGGTGAAAATTGCCTACCACGGGCGCGGAACCAAGACGGGGATAAAATGTTATCATAGTAGTAAATCGGGTTTTCACTCCCGTTTGTTTGAAATTAGTTTAGTGAAGTTAGTTGGTCAAGCGGATATTAAATCGACTCAATAGCCTTCTTGTAATCTTCCACCGTGGTAATGACGTTAGACCCGCAAAGGTCTGACCTCCTCAAAATGTCTAGGAAATGTCCAGCTTCAAGGATGACAAGCCACCTCCTGCCATTGCGCTTGTGGGCAACAACGGGGTACTTGGCGCCGGCGTCACACTTGGCTTGGTCATGCCAGTTGTAGGGGTTTCCTGACTCCACTCGCTTCACTTCAAAGTGGACATCTGGCAACTCTGGACAGACGACATCCGGGGAGTCGGTGCCTCCAGAGAACTGCTGCCCTCGACGGGCCTTGAGGAAACCGGCCTCCCGTAACTGGTCACGCCATTCCCGTTCTCCTCGACATCCTTTGGCTCTTGAGTTGGTCATTTTTCCATCTCCTGTGCCTGTGCTTCCCTGATCTCAAGGATCGCATTCTTCAGAATGAGGCAGCGATCATCCTCCTTGCTGTGGAAGGTCTTGAGGTGCTGGTACTGGTGGTAGAGGAGTCCAATCGCTAACTCGATTGCCTCATGCTTGCCTTCAGTCACGCCATCGGCATGACCGATGATGTATGCCTGCTGCCACCTATCGAGGTGGTCGATATGACCATTTCCCTCTTTGCCGAGGTATCTAATGCCTTCCTCCTTCCACTTGCGGAGGTATAGGGGATCTGTTTCGTTGCTCATGGTTTTAGTTGGGTCTGGGGTTGTCTGCGCGGGTGAGTGCTGTCTTCTCTGGGTATCCGAGTTCTTCAAGTGCCTCGACGAGAGGCCCGTAGGGGGCTTCCTCGGTGGTGTATTTCAAGTAGGTGTCCAGGTGGGGCCATCTGTCCCCTACGGTTCGGAGTGCGAAGTAGTCCCACCAGACAAGCCTTGCGGCGAACTCCCTGATAGAGTCGGGGAGGGCGTTTAGCCTCTCCACCCACTCATCCGGGGATCGCTCACGGAGGGTGCGGAGTTTTTCTAGCTCCTCCTTGGGTAACTTGTTGATATTTGAAGGCATACTATTTCCCGTTGAGGAGTTGGTTGAGCCTGATAACCTCGGCTTGGAGGGCGTCGTTATCCGCGATAACCCCGTCGAGGGCTTCCTGTAGCTCTGCGCGGTCGGTGTCAAGGTCTCGGAGGTAATCCGAGAGGCGTCTTAACCTGTTCAAGTCATCCTCTGGAAAGCTCGGAACCGCTGCCGGCCCGAAGTTGATGCGTCCTACTTCCATGCTCATGCTGCCTCCAGTTGGAATGTTCGGATGAAGTAACGCATATTTTACCCCTCCAACTCGGTTAGCATTCGCATAAGATCCTTGCGGGTAAGCCTACAAGGGGAGGAGATGATGACGTTGTTACCCTTGATCTGGTAAATTGCATTAAGGGGCTTTTGGAGCTTTAAAGCCTTCCCCTTGCTGTCCTCTAACCATGCCCGTTGCGCCGAAATGCCTCGGAGTGAAGAAGATCCGATAACTTGAACTGCTTGGTCTCTTGTTAGATTTTCAGCCTTTACCATCAAGGTGTCTCCTGACTCCAACAGAAGGGTGACGCCTGACTCAACGGCCTCTTTTTGCTCTGAATAAGGCAACTTCCACAACAGGGAGGAAGCAGGGTAGGCGGCAATCATGAGGGAACTGTGGATAAGGTTCCTCCCAAGTGACTCCAGTTTTCCGATTACCAGAGGCGACACATTTACTGCATCAGCGATCTCAACAAGAGTGTATTGCTTGCTGTCTATTAAGTTAGCGATAAGCTCCCCGGCCTTCTTCCAAGAATCCAATCCTTCATTAAGGAGGGACTTGAGTTGTTTGAACTCTGCGCGTAATTCTAATGTTGTCATATTATTTGGTGTGCTTTTTGATGATTGCGACTGCGTTTGTTAGCAGAAAAAAGTTGTCACAGGCTTCCTGCTCCTTTTTGGTTGCTTTAAGTTTCTTTTGAACCGACTGAATAGGAGTTACCAATCCAGCGATTATCTTCTTTTTTAATGTGTTTTTGGCCTTCCTTATACGGGCCTGCTGACGGTTGTATTCCATGTTATTCTCTCGCCATCTGCGACTTGTCTCAATGTCGCGCTCCCTGTTGGCCTCGTGCCATTCCTTGCGTTTTGCATTTAACTTTTCAGCGTGACGGTAATACCTCATGCGAGTGTATAGCCTCACCCTGTCTCTGTTTTGGTTAATGTTTAGAGCGTATAGTTCACGCCTTCTGGCAAGCCTTGCCTCATGAAGTTCTTGCTCGGTGGCGTACTCTGTTCCTAAAAAGAAGAAGCTCATATTAGGTAGTATTGAGATGCCGTCTTGCCGTTGCTGAACTGGATCTTCCTTTCAGCCACGGAGTACCCCATTTTTTTTAGCTCAAACACCCTTGCCGCCAAACGGAAGCATCCGTACTGCTCAAGTGCGTCCAGCGCCGTCAGAGTCTTGCCAGAGAGGAGATGATCCAAGATCACCTGGGCTTGCGTAGGGTTGCTGTTGCTCATGCGACCCTCCAGACACGGACTCCTCCGTTTTGCTTGCGTTGTGAGAATGACCAACCAAGACGGCGTCTTTGTGCGGTAATGTTACCCGCCATCTGCGTTGTGGTTGCGCCTTCAACAAAAAACGAATCCCCAACTTCCATATTGTCCCAAGGGTATTTGTGATTTTTCCCAACTGGCGCTGGAATGCCTTTCTCGATTGCAATCACTTGGCACCTCCCTTCTTGTCCTGCACAAGCGCGGTTGTTCCTTCTCCTTCGCTGACCTCGACACCGGCGGGGAGATGCCCCGTAGTGTAGGCCGACCACGCTTTCACCATCTCACCGGCCTTGATGCTCACGAACTTCGACGCCTTGGCGTACCCAATCCGTTCGACCACTTCGCGTAGGACTGCCTCGACATCGTTGACAGATGCGACTCCCTTGCGAATCTGCAACTTCCAACCGGGGACTTCGATACCGGCCTCTAGCTTTGCCTTCAGCGCCTCCTTGATGCCCCAACTATCGAAGATGCCTTCCAACTTCTTGAAGGCGTCCATGTAGGCTTCGGGCCTCTCAAGCGCATCCGACTCCGTGAACAGGAGCTTCTCCCTGACGGGAGTGATCGCTTCAGCGGCAGGCAGCGTCCAGATGGGACACTCCTTCCTCTTCGCGCACCAGTTGCAGAACTGGTTCTCCTTCGGGCCTTCCTCCATGCCCTTGATCCTCTCAATCAGCGGGTAGATCAACTCTGCCGCACTCTCACGGGTGAAACTCGTTGCGAATGCTTCGGCATCGTCGTTGTCAATCGGGACAATGACTGCCTGACACTCGTCGGCGTCCTCCTGCTCCATGAGGGCGAGTGAATAAAACGCCATCTGGTGAAGGTAGGTATCGGGTGACTGCACCCCCGACTTCCAATCCAGAAGGACTAGCCCCCCGTCCTGCGAGTGTCCCCAGAGGTCAACCGTGCCGAAACTGATCTGATTGAGGTCGTTGTCGAGGAGTTGCACCTCCTCTTCAATGCCTTGCACCGATGCGATGTAGTTCCTCGCCCTGTCTGCCGCCCTCTTGAGGAGGGGGTCAGAAGGGGTCTCGCGGCGATTGAAGGCGTCAGCCAACTTCTCGTGAAGTTCGGTTCCACGATTTGCGGCCTTGCCTACAGGCTTGCCCGTGAAGTGCAGGCAAGCTGCCTTCTTGTCCAGAGACGAAGGCGAGAGGGTGGGGTGATGCCGGCTCATGCTGCCTCCTCCATGCTGGCTCCGACTGCGAAGGCGATGACCTGGGGCCATGACTTCTTGAGCCTGCGAAGGATTGCCGGCTTGATGTCCGCGAGGTATTCCGTTTCGGCAGGGATAGCGTCCTTGCTCTTGAGGAATCCAAGGATCTGCTCCTCTGTCACCTTGTCGGCTTCGGCAAGCTCGTAGATGGCATCAAGAGGATCTTCCTTCTCAACCTTGGGAGTCTCGACGACCTGAAGCACCTCGCCTTCAATGACCTTCTCCTCAACTGGAGGGAGTGCCGCCTTGACTGCTTGGAACTTGCCGGTGGATACGGGGCGGGAATCAAAGTCCTGCACCTCCTCGGCTAGATAAACGCCATTCAGACAGGCGGGGAATACCGCCCTAACGCCCTCTGCTACCGTTCTGGCGGAAAGCATGGCGGTAGGATACTGCTTCCATGTCTGCTTGCCCGTGAGACCGGCAGCATGGGCGCGATCCATCGTCCAAGAGACTTGAAGGGTGCCGCCGGCAGCGTGGCTGAACTCTGCCGTGCATTCGTGGTCATTGCGGACAAGCCATTGGATCTTTCCGCCGGCAGTCTGGAACCTTGCCAATGCCGCCTGACTCTTGAGAGCAGGGCGACCCTGGATGATGTCAAACTCTGCGGCGACCGATGCAGGGTGGCGGCCTTCGCTTTGGGCCACCAGCATGAGGGCGACTGCCTGATCTGGTGACTTAAGGCCAAAGAGACCTGACTTGGCAATCGCGCTTGCCATGCGCTCCATGTCGCTGAACGGGATGACCTCTGACTGCTTGACGGCAAGTGCCGTCTGGGATTGGTTACTCATAGCTTCGGGGTTCTCTAGAAGGTTCTCCGGGTGCTACTTGAGGTCATCGGATTGCCGTCCGATGGCCTCTCTCTCGTTGTAGGGTTCGTACTCATCCCTTGCGGTGATGCGTCCAAGGAAGAAGCCGATAAGCCCAGATAGGCAGAAGGCTCCTGTGATGTAGTATGGTGTTTCCATTTTTCGGTATGTTTTCGGTTTGTTTTGTTTGGGTTGGACTAACGGACTAACGCTGCAAAAAGGAATTGAGCTTCATGTAGGAGGGGCGCTTGTCAGGAGACTGCGCGGCCCACCAAGAGCGAACGTGCTGGAAGAATGCGCGGATCATTTGAAACGGGTTGCCGCAAGTGAAAGGACGAGCATCGTGAACAAGGCGCCGGCGGCGATGAGGTCGAGCTTGGTCATGCCGTTGCTCCCGCTTCGATGAGTTGGTCAATGTCGCTTGCCTTAAAAAGCCGGGTTCCCCCGACGAGGTAGCTCTTGAGTTTCTTTGCGCCCATCCAACGGTAGATGGTTGCGCGGTTTACACGGGCGTATTCGGCAGCTTCCGCAGGCCGAAGGTAAGTATTGTGATTAGTCTTCATTAGTGGTTTCGCTTATTGACGCGCAGAGTTGTGTCACGTTCCTGCACGTTGCGTCAATATGAAAAATGAAAAAATCTTAAAAAAACTTTGAAACGAGACACAATGCGACCGAATGTGCCTTTGTGAGCATGGAAAAAGCAGTCAACGTCAGGGTGTCAGATGAGGTCTACGACCGCATCAAGGTCGTAGCTGCGTCACGCCTTGGTAACGTCAAGCCTGCCCAAGTAGTCCGAGAGATTTTAGAACAGGCAATGATTGATGGGGGTTTATCTGAACGCCACAACCAGAGGCATGGGTCGCCCCCAACAAACCCCACGAAAGTCCCGCAGAAGAGAGTTGCAAATGGTTAAGACTCTTTCCTTGCGGGACACAACTACTTGCTCCGTTAACGGATATGCACCTATCAGTTCCCTCTATTGAAATGTCAGACAAAGTGGGGGGGGGGGGGTAAAACCCGTCCCTATAAAGCCCACCAAGCAGCGGCGTCCCGCCTGCTGACCGCATTGGCATAGGTCTCGTAGAGTAGGCGAGGGGAGGTATGCCCCATCTCAAAGGCAGTCTTGTTCTGGTCGCGGAAATGGGCCAGGTGGTAACTGGCAAACGAGTGGCGAAGGGCATTCTGTGGAAAGCGATCTCCCCCTAGCTTGGCCTCCTCTGGCATTCCCCTATGGCATTTCCATTCCTTGCTCTCCGCGATGAGGGAGCCGGTTCCCTTGGGGAGGTGGCGAAGCACAGCATCCTGTAGCGTGATTGACCGAGGGCGCATTGCCTTTCCTCCCTTGGCCTCCTCCTTGCGAACATTGATCTCGTTGAACTCCTCGTCGATGCAGTCGTAACTCATTCTTGCCAACTCGCACACACGAAGGCCGGCAAATCCCCCTAGAACGATCTTGCATTTGATCCAAGGCTCAACCTTCAGCTTGAGGAGTTCGCGCATCTGGTCGGGCGTTAGGATCGCTTTACGGGCATCCGTATCGGTCTTGTCTGGTGCCTCGACATCCAAGAAGGGTGAAACCGGCACAATCTGCCGCAGCCCCTTCCAGTTGTAGAACTGCCTCGCCTGCGAGTAGTGATTCCAGATGGTGCGGGTAGAATAGGGGAGGGAGTTGAACCATGTCTCTATCTCCTCGGCGGATATATCCCTTGGGGATACGCTCCCAAAGGTATCTGCAAAACGACCAAGGCAAGTCTTGGCCTGCTTGATCCCGTCAGCAGCAAGCCCCTCTGACTCCATCTCTGCAAGGTAAAGACTCACAAGACCCGGAATCTTGTTGCTGGATCTGCTCTGGGAGATTGCCTTTGTCGCCACCCCAAGCCGGTGCTTGAGGCTGCGTTGCCCTATCCAGCGGAAGGCATCATCTTGGGTCTCAAAGAACTTTCTGCCCCTGTTTCCCTCGTTCATGTCGGCGGGGAGGTCTACGACCCAGAGCTTGCGCGATGCGTAGAAACGGGGAGAGAGGCGCTTTGCCCTTTGTTTCTTTAGTGCCAT